AATTGCAGCAACGACGTCTAAAGAGAAAACCTTAATTTGATTTGAACTAGCAGCTGGAGTTGTTAACTGAACATATGATCCATAAGTACTATCAACAGGAACTAAAGCTCCATGATTTGTTCCGGTAATTGTATCGCTACTACCCAATGCTCTAATTAAAGTTGAAGCACTAAAAGTACCGTTATAAGTTTTAACTCTTATAACGCCACCAGAGACAGAATGTAAAGTACCATACCAAGTAGAATTAGATTCAACAAGTGCCTGTGTGACTTGAGAATCACCTTGATAAATTGTAACACCTTCTGTATAATTTGTAAGAGTGGGTGATCCAGTTTGAGTAATAGTCGCTTTAATATTTACTGAGTGGAATCCATTATGACCCATTCCTTGAGTAAGTTCAGTACCACCATTATAGACTCTAGCAATAGCAACAGGGTATGATTCAATTACGATTCGAATTATTTTTGCAGCTGCTACTGTATCAGGAGAAGAAGCTCCAACTTTAAGATCAGCTGTTGTACTGAATGTACCAGAAGAATCTCTTATAAGAATTTTATCAGTAGTTGCTGATACAATATAACCTTGCCAACTTGCTGTTCCACTTGTTCCTTGATAGATAACAGCATCTTGTACATATGATGCGTCAAGAGAAGAAACAGATTCTAGGATAATATAACCAGCAGTATTATCAATAGTATGAGCTGGACTAGTCTCAAATCTACTAGTTTTAGCTGGAGAAGAAGTATCAGGACCAGCAAAGAGAGTTTGACCTGCAGATGCTGAATAGATATATGTCTTATCAGCCATTAACGCGTTGAGTTGCTCATTATCGCCTAAGTGTAACGATATCTCGTTTGACTTCTGTCTAAGTTTCTCTAGTGTATCCGTTTTATAAATTCTAGTTTCTTTGTTAGCCATTATTTTCCACCAATTAGTTTCTGTAGCATTTTCTTAATTTCAGCAACATCGCTCTTTAGATTATCTATATCTTTACTCTGTTGCGTATCAAGTTTTTGTTTATTTTCAGTCGCTTTAATCTGAGTTCTTCTAGATAGATAAGCATCGTTATTAGTATTTATAATAGCTTTAGTAGCGGTATCTCGCTCTAGGCCAGGATTGTCTTTTACTTTTACTTTTTTATTCGCCATAATATTTCCTATTAAGTAGCAGCAATCGCTCTGAAGTCTTTAATAGTTGGTGGTGTTGATGAATTTTGAGATCTTAAAACAATCTTAAATGCCATAGAACCAAAACTACCAGTAGGATCAATTGAATATTTGACTTCGGTATAAACACTATTATTATCGTTTGTTGGAATTGCATTCGTTGGTAAAGCAGCAATCCAATTTAATCCATTAAAATCAATATCAGAGCCAGAAGGTAAGGTTTTATAATATAGATCTATATCGCTACCTGATGGTCTGTTTACTGAAAGAAACATATCAATAACATCAGCTTCTTCAGCCAAATCTATTTTCTTAGTTATATATTTAGAAAGTTCTGAACCACCATAAGCATTCGTTTCTGCCACAGTTCCATTGCTACCAATTCTGTTTTGAACAGTAATAACTGATAATCTATTAGCGTCTAGGACTGGAGTAAGGTGATCATTATCACTTGTAAGAACTGCTTTTAGCGTAAATGTCTTAGCTCCACCAACTTCGTTAGCAGTTGAAGATACAACTCTTGGTGTTGGGAAGAACTGATTCATATTAGGTAATATTTCAACTATATCAGCTGCAGCATATGGAGTTTCAGAGCCATCAATTGACTTTTGCGAAGTTGCTGTTAAGTAGTATCTAATATCAGTACCTGGAAGAATTACTTGAGCTGCTTGTAAATGACATACATCATAATGTCTATTTTCAGTAGCAGTTATATTTGCTCCACCGCCTGATCCACTAGTACTAGCAACGTCGCTAGAGGTTGCAGTGATCGTATATGAATCATGAGTAATATTACTAATAGTGTGAGTACCATTAATATTAGTATTAGTAATTCCATTAAACGTTGATACACCAGCAATAATAACAGAAGACGATCCATGCATACCATGATTTTTATGTCTTACTGTAATTACGCCAGATCCGCTTGTTGTTGATAGCGCATCAGATTTTAATGATTTAACTTCAATAGTATCATTTACAAATGTTACTTCTTTATTACTAGTAAACTGTGCTCGATTAATAGTAAACTTAAGATCTCTGCTTTGATCTGGAGTCCAAGTAGAAGCATTCTGCGAAGTAAAGAACGACCCACCATGTGGTTGCTTATTAATTCTGTAATTAGTATTTGTTACATCAAAGCCGCCCATTTCAGCAACCCAACACTCATATTCATCGCAGTCAGCTTGAATAACAATAGCATATTCTTGATCTTGCATTAGATATACAGGAGTTTCAAAGGTAAATCTAGTTGCAGTTGATGCAGTTTCAGATATATTTACAGCACCAGGATATAATTCAACTTCACTTCCTGGAACAATAATTTGCGTAGGTGTTCCATTTTCAGCTGCGACAATACTAATTGATACTGGAATTTGAACATCATCTCCAGTCTTTATTGTATACTTGCTTCTAAAGAATAAGTCAATTGAAGTTGCGTATATACCACCAGACTTTTCGATCAATATAGTTTGTGCTAAAGGATCTGACCAGGCAGTTGATGATCTCCTAAATGTTTCACTAATAGTTCTATTATCACCTAATCTAGAAGTTTCCAATCTAGGAACCTTAGTGTTGGTAACAGTTCTTTGTGTTGATTCTATAAGACCTTGAGCATGAAACATAGTTTCAGCTGAAGTTCCTTCTGCCTGCTTATCATTAGCAGTAGAGTCTGATAATCTAAATTCCTTAGTACCAGTTTTAAATTTAATAGAAGTATTTCGTGGAATAATAAATGATCCAGTAATAGAACCCAGATTATCAGTAATTAAAACTCCTGAAGATCCATCCGGATGTGAAGTTGCTCCAGAATAATTAATTACACTTGAAGTATTAGACCATTCTTGATATGCTTCTTCTCTGCAAAATGCTGTAACGTTAACATCATTCAAGAATGCATATACTTTAGTTTTAGGTTTCATTCTAGATGCCTTAAAGTATACTTTTCTAGATCTCATGAATGGTACAAAGTTAACTTCAACAACCCTATTGCCGGTTTCTCTTGTTACAGTATCAAACGCGATGTCAGTTCTTAAACCAGATCTAGATTGATTCGAAGTAACAGTAGTAGTTGTTAACGTTGTTGTACCAACCTGGCCACCGATAAACACACCACCGCCACCTTGGCCCATCTCATTACCCACGCCCGGATCAAACCACTGGCCTCGTCTATTAGTAGTAGAAAGTTCAGTCTCTACTTGTCGCCCTGCCCAGTTAGTTTCCCATTCATTCCAAACTGTTCCTAAGATTCCATCTTCTTCAGCTCTTTGAGGAAATTGACCGTATTGGCCGGTGTCATCGATAATAATGTCTGGTCTTACGTCAGTTTCTTTCCATTCATCTGATTCTGGAGATAGTTGAACTCTACCATTCCAAGTAAATACATTGTATGGATTAACATTAATTGCGACAGAAGCATAAGGTTGTTTAGTATGAATGACCTGACTATACGGTAGTGTCCAATTTGAACCAGTCTTTTGAGCTGTTCCTGCAACGCTAGGAGACGTAATAAGGTTTACATTTTTTGCTGGACATTCAGGCCTTAAAATACCATTTTCTTTATCAACAGATTCGCTACATTCAGGATGCGACATATCAGCGATTGATTGATCTTTAAATGAATCTACAATAATACCATTTTTAAATCTGCTTAAACCTGCTGAATCAACCATATGAACATCAGCTGCTGATTGCTCAAGTAAAGAAAGTGCTGTATAGTATTCTATATTTTTAATTCTTTTATCAAGCTTACCAATGTCTTTCATCGTGTATCGCTTGTTGTCTTTCATTTCAGGAATAATATCAGCTAAGCTAAATCCGTAAGGCTTAAGCTTTAATTGATACAAAGTAAGACCATCGTCTTTGTCTTCAGGCGGCTGTGGATATTCAGATGGAACACCTTTAATTAATTCAAATTCGCCATCGCGTTTAATAATAAGCTTATCAATTCTAGGAAGATAGTAATTAATATCAGCAACTAATGCATGACCTACTTTAGGAGCTGCAGATAAACTTGATCCAGCGCTAGTAAAGTCGTTAGCAACATCTGATTTTCTTGGTCTAAAGTCGATACAATCTCTTAATTGCAAATTGCCAGCTGCTCCAGAAAAACTTGGTATATTTACATAATCTGCTGTAGGATACGAATCAACACAGAAGTAATCTCCAGCACCATGAATATAATACTTAAATGTAACAACCATATTACCGGTTGGGAGAGGTGCAGTACCACCAATTTTAACAATCTTACCTTCGTCATAGAAGTTATCTCTTTGACCATTGTCAAAAGTAAAGTTCGATGTCTGTGTAACACCAGCAGAATCGACAATAGAAACAATTTTAATAATATCAGCTTTGTTTAAATCATAAGAAGCTGCAGCTCCATTAGTAACATTTATTGTTTCTACTTGAGTTGTATTAGTTTTAGTTTTTGGCGCAATAGTCTTTTTAATCGTTGCTACAACATTACACACAACCCCATCAGCAATTCCAATAGCTGTTGTATTATATGAAACTCCAGTAGTACCATTACCACCAGCGCTTTTGTTTCCAAGAACATTAGTTTTAACATCAGCTCCAACAGGAGCAATAATAATATCATTAACGTCTTCAAATAAACCAACAGATGTGCTTATCGATAAAGTTCCAGATCCAGTTGTTGCTTGAAATAATCTTTTAATAGAATACGTAGTATCTCTACTTGGATCAGATAATGTTTTAATTGCTGCTTGTGGTAATTTAAATACTGCTGCGTTTTGGCCAACATCAAATCGTGTTCCGTCAGCTAATGCAACAAAGTTACCAACAAAACCATATGTCGATTGTGATACGTTATCGACAGCGCTAAACGTGCCGGTCGACATCACAATATCAAAGAGGTATAGTCTTACGTGATCTGAGAATGATTCCATTCCACGGACTCTTGCTGTACCAACTGAAGCAGAAACTGCTTTTAAAGTAATTGGAGTAAAGTTTTCTAGATCTGGAACACCACGTAATCCAGTTTTATCTAATTTTATATAGTTACCAACATTGATTTGCGTATTAGCTTCATTATAAAATCCAGTAGCATCTGATCCTCTAGGCTTATCAATGTCAATGTAAGTTGTTCCAACCTTATGGTTTCTATAACCTTGAACATAAGCAGTAGATGGTTCGATACCTAATGCGATTTTATCAGCGCTTCCGCCCTCGCCTGCTGTATATTTACCAAAGTTACCAGCGCCGTCATTTAAGTGTTCTACAATTTCTAATTCAAATGGCTTAACGACATAATCGCCAGACTCATCAAAAGTTCTCTGTGCAAGCCTTAGTGATAGTCCAGTATCTTCGGTTTTATCAGTTTTATCAACGCTTATAGATCCATTTTGAATTGTTAGTAATGTGATATATCTATCAATAGTTCTACTATCGATATTAATTGGCTGTTTAATTAAAGTTGTTAATATTTGATATCTGTTAGCACCTGGAGCCGAAGTGTTTGGAACTCCTTGGGCGTTATCAACTAATGTAGCATCACTTGCTGAAGTTACAAGATTTTCAGCAACTTGTAGTCCAACGATATAAGAAGGATTAGACGTGTACTTATCTAAAATAAGAGTAGATGAAGGTACATATGTAAAACATCCAGATATAAAATAAACACCTTCAGTTATAGAAACTGAAGAACCTTGACCTACCGGACTAGCTATTGTTGAAGCTGATCCTGTACCTGTATCTGATCCACCGCCAACCATTCCATATTTTACTGGATCGGCATTTGATGCAAACACTTCGCCAAGAGCAAACTTCTCTACAGTACTATTTGTACCACCAGATTTTTGATATTTAATATAAAGTGTATCTGGATTACTAGCATCAGTAGCAGTTATTGCTTGTAAAACAGTTGCAGTTACCTGATTACCACTATTACTAGTACCAGTAATAACGCTTCCAACAAAGTTTTGTAAACCAGCTGAAGTATATGCTGTGCTGCTATGGGTAAATGAAGCTTCAATTTTAATATAATCATATTCAATGTTAAGAGATAATTCTCCGTTTACAACTCGTGAACCATCTTTAAAAGCGTATTGTCCATGCCTATCAATCTGAGCCTGCAAGGCTGATTGCATTTGAGTAAGTTCTCTAGCTTGTACTGCATATCCAGGACGAAACAAAATCCTATGATAGTTTTTAGCTTCATTGAAGTCGTCGTAGTATGGCGAGACCGAATAAGTTTTTATAGATGTTGTAGTCATATTTTCTCTCTTTTAAACTAATATTTATATTAGAATTCGATGATGATTTTTATATCTTCAATTTGTGAAGCTGTTCTATCAATCGGGTTTCTGTTTTCTAAGAATATAACATCACCACTATGAACGTCCACTTCTGGATTAATTAGGAAATCACCAGCAGCTGCTTTTGGCGTTCCTTGAGCTCCTGATGTTGCTCCAACAACTGCGCTTCCAGTGACAAAATTACCATAACCAGTTTTAGAATTTTGTAGATAATATACATAACCAGTACCAGCATCAACTTCAACTACAAAGGCTTGTGCCAAAGTCGCACCACTACCTTGAGTGATTAGTTCATCAACTGAGAACGATGATGTTGTTGAACTAAAGCTTAATGCTGGAGTAGCTTTTAAAGTTGCAGCAGTTGAAACAGTAGCAGTTCCAAAGTTAAATGGATTTTTAACAAGAGTAATTTGTCTAAAGTCATTACCAACTGTAAGATCACCGCCGCCAGAACCATCTAGTAACGTGTTAACAGCCGAGAAGAAACCACCAAGTTCTTTTACTGGGTCTGTTCCATGACCATTTTCAGGAGAAATTACAGCTCGAGCTGTAGCATCAGAACCGCCTCCACCAGAAATTACAATATGAGCAGTAGAATAATCAGTACCTTTTGCTGTAACAGCAATTGCTGTAACAGCTCCAGCAGAAATAGTAGCAGTAGCAGTTGCTCCCGTTCCAGCTCCAGTAATATAGACATTAGGAGCTGATGTATAACCAGTACCACTAGTGGCTGTTTCATTTCCATCAGCATTGACTAGCTCAATCCTTTCAATACCAGCCGCAGTTGTAGAATCTCTTGAAGCTTTTTGGTTTAAGTACTGAGCGTAATCACCTTCAGACAAAGCAGCTTCAGCCGCAGCATCATCAGCAAATGATTCAACATTAATAGTTTTAACAGGCATATAAGAAGTTGTAAGGAATTTTTCTGCATCAGCGACGGCTACCGTGTACATATATTTCCAAATATAACTATCAGATTCCGCTGTTGGAGCAGTCAATGTTTGTGTTGGTTCTTGAGTTGATCCAGTACCAGGAGAGTATATAACCTTATATACTTTAAACTCTGATGTGATAACATAGAATGCTTTGTCAAACATATCAGGATCATTTGAGTCCCATTCAACATAGCTAGTACCAGTAGTCCAAGTGTGTCTTGGAACTACGTGAGATACATCTGCAGTATTTAGCTTTTTTAAAGCAAAGATGTTTTCTCTAGCTTCTACAAGATTATCAATTGTATCGCTGGGGGTAAATGGTTCAGCATCTGTTGTGTCTGAAACTGCGTATGACCATGCGTCTGTTTTACCAATTGCTACGAATACGCTTGAACCAGATACTGGTGTGTTAATATCGTCTTTGAAATTCTCTGCATTCAAAGTTCTGAATTTAGAAGTTACTATTGCCGTCATGATTATTTCCTATTAATTTGTGTGTACAAACGAGTTAACGTTATATTTATTTATATCACTTATCGAAGTACTTTGTAAATCTACGTTGCCTAATACCTCTAAAGTTTCATTAAAATCATAAAGCATATTACTGCTTAAGATATTTGTTTTTTGACTATAATAGTCATTTTCTGGTTGGGTTCTATATCCGGCTGGAACTACTGTTACTTGATTACCACCCATAAATTTATCTGCTACTGGATTAGTTTCTGTTATAGTCCAGTTTTGACCAGATGTAAGAACACCCTTTTGTAAAAGTTTGCCATTATATAACTGCCTTGCTCTGACCGAAGCACTAGCTTGGACAGGGTTTGTAACTTTATTAAACTGTGGATCAATGCTAGTGTGATTTAGTTCTAATATACGAGTAACTTTTTGTTCTTTAACTCTATTTTCGTTCTTAGCTCTTGACGCAATATAAACTCCAGGAGTTATAACATAACCAAACCCTGCATTTGTTATAACAGCTGAAGCTATCTCAGAAGGAACTAACTGTACCTTTGCTGTCGCGTTACCAGCAATAGATATCGTAGGAACTTCGGTATATCCAGAACCAGGATTAATAATATTGATGTGGGACACATGACCATTTTCAATGTAAGCAATAGCAGTTGCGCCACTGCCATTTCCGCCAGATATAACAACTGTAGGTTGGGTTGTATATCCAGTGCCAATAGAATTCATTTCAATTCTAGCAACTGAAGTTGTTTGAAGAACATATTTACCAGCAGCAGTAACATTAGTAACTAATGGCGCGCCAAGATTATTTACAGAAGTTGGCGCGTCAAATAATATACCTGGAGGTGTTGAATATTTTTTAGTTGTATCTGGAACAACATTAATATTAGCAATCTTAGATAAATTTGGATTAGCTGCGACATTAGCAAAGGCAGAAGAATAGTTAGCTCCAGCATTTGTAACTGTAGCTCCATTAATTCTACCTTTAGCGTCAATAGTACATGTAACAACTGCTTGTGTTATCGTTTGACCGGTCTGTTCTACGCCATTAACTATAATCGTTGGAGCAACAGTATATCCAAATCCAACATCTGCGATTTCAACTGCTGTTACTGTATTAGCTCCAACACCACTTTGAGGAACGGTTAATGAGAATCTTCCTGATCTATGTACATCTACATATGTGAATGGCAGATATTGTGAAGCAAACATTTTAACAATTAATGGAATATCTTCAAGACCAATAACGCCTGGTTGTAGATCTGGCATAGAAGATTTTGTAAATCGATTGGTTCTTCCATAACCAAAATAGCTTTCGCCTGTCAATTGATTATGCTTAGGACCACCAACATATCTTAATTCTCTTAGAAGCTTTTGATCATCTCCTAGTTCATCACGAGTAGCAAATAACTGAATTAAAATTTCAGCAAAGTATTTAAAACCTGCTGGGTGAACTAATCGATTATAGAAGAAATCCCACGATGATAAATTTTGACCAGTACGTATGAGATACGAGAATTTCTGATATCTTAAACTGTCTTGAATTTTAATCGTATCAGACAAGAAACCTTTTTTATCTAAATAGATACCACCCTTTGGAAGAGCTGGATTTATTTCCCAGTTACCTGATGATGGAATAAGCGTTTCATCCCATGGATATTCAACTTCAACTTCGTCATCAAATAAAAGTCTAAAGAAAACTTCAATAGAATCTGATGAACCACGAATTTTATAATACTCTGTAATTGCTTTATAAAGATTTCTTTTATTAACTTGAATAGAACGAGGAATAACTGCAGCAATTTCTTTTTGTATAAGTTCTAGATACTGCGATGATGTCTTATCAATATCCATAGACTCTTCAATTGTATTAAGAACATATGAAGCACCTGGCCCAGCCCAATATTTTATTGGAGTTACAAGAGAAGCTGTTTTTGTATTATGAGACTCTAAACCTGTAACAGTAAACGTCTTACCAATAGCAGACTTCGTTGTAGCAAGAGACCCTGGAAGGTTATTACCATTTGTAATAAAAACGTTACTGTTATTCATCGAATATGTAACAATAACTCCAGCAGAATCAGTCAATGTAAGTACTGAGTTTGCTCCATCGTCATCAGTAAAGAAATGATCGTTTTCATTCTTAGGATCATTAACTCTAAATACTGCTCGACCATCTAATACTATATCAGTGTATGTCTCTGTCTCTTGATATATAAACTCTTCTAAGTTCATATACGTATAATAAGCTTCTAATAATAGTTGTATGCCACCAGAATTTTCTAGTATTTCTGATGGTATTAGCTCTTCAGTTCTTAAATTTTCTTTAGTCTTTGCTTTCGCAGAAGCTACTGATTGGATATATCCTGGTGAGGATGTATCCGACGAGAAAAGCGTATTATTAGGATTATGAGTTCCAGCCATCTTATCTGAGCCTTGAAGTAGTTGTATAGTTAATCGTACCCGAAGAACCTGCTACAGATATTGTATCAATACTTGGAGTGATTTGTACTCTTAATGGATCAATAGCAATTAACTGATCTCTCTTTGGAGCTAAATCTAATGAATCTGGAACAACTGTAATTCTAATCACATTAACAGAATCATTGTCAGGAACAAAGTTATTTAAAGTAATTGTTCCTGCTGTTACATCAATAAGTCCAGCATCATTAATCACTGTTACATTTACTGAGTTTACAACTTTATAAACAATAACCTGTCTATTTGTAGATCCATCAATAGGAATATCGCCAAAGAATACTTCTTCACCACCATATTTCCACATCGTTGAAGAGATAATAAAATTAGTAGAAGATCCTGAATTAAAGAATGGTGCTGTAAATTGTAAATCAAAATTATTATCCTTTTGCGCAGCAAGTTTATTAGGAGTAATATTCATAAACATATATGGTCTTACATTACTATTCTGAATAGAAGGATCAGCATTATCGATTGCTTTAAGTATTTGAGAATGTCTAAACACTCCATCAAACTTATTAAGCTCGTTAAAATTATAATCTGATACAGTATCTCTTACAACAGCAGTCAATTCAACAGAGGATCTATCTGTTAAGTTTGGATTATATTTAAATGATACGTCTAATTCTAGATATGTAAAATTGGGGTCAACGATAACTGGCGTAATAGATACAACACTCTTACCTTTAAGAATTGTATTCATGATTTCAGTTTTTTCGTTTTGAGTTAATACTTCGTTAACTAATGGTTTGATTGAAATATAAACAGCACCATAGTCTGCCGGATAATTATCTTCACCGCCCCATGTAGAGATAGAATTAATATTTGTAAACTCTTTCTTGATGATTGCTCTGTAATCGTCTGATGTTACAGCTCTATTCTGTGAAGTAAAGGTTAAGGGTGCGTTAAATCTTATAGATTCATTTGTTTCTTTTTCAGTACCACCTTGAGATTTAACTAAAGTAGTAACTGCAACATTTGAGTATCCACCAATGTTATCTACCATACTAAATACATTTGCACCATTTGATTCTTCGCCATTTGTAAAGACATAATCTAAAGTTACAATATTATTGTTAAGAGGTTTCTTACCTGTTACACCATCTCCAAAGTATACTTCGAAGTATTCATTTGAATTCTCTTGAAGATAAAATACTCTGCTTGACGAATTAACATTAAGTAAAGATTCAAACTGAGTATAGTTATCATAGGAACTAGATTGTTCGTTTGCCTGAATAAGAACTCTAAGAGTTGATGTATCAGCATCGTCATCTGATATTTGATACTTCTGATTTTCAATATCATTATCAACTCTATATAAAAGCTTTTTACGAGTACCCTCAACAATGATTACATTATCAAAAGTAAATGTATTACCATCTCCAGAAATAACAGCAGCTTGTTCATTAAGGACTACATATCTATAGTTTCTTCCGTCAACTTGAGTAGTCAGCTTAGCGCCACGAGGAAGAGTTAGTGTAGATGGAATAACGCCAGACTCTGTAGAGACGTCTACTGTAATTGTAATAGTAGCTCGAGGTGCTAGAACTGAACGGGGTATGTAACCTAAGAGCTTAGCGCGAGTAACAATGTTACCACGTATCTGAGCTGAATCTAAGAATGCTTCGTTTAAAGCAAAGTGAGCGGTCATAGCATTATAATGCGTGTTATAAGCAAGCACATCTAAAAGAGATGATAGACCGGATCCTTCAAAATCATGACTATTAAAGGCTGATTGAGTCTTTAAATAGTTCTTAAGATTCTTTTTAATCTGATCGAAATCAAGTTCGGTTACATTTAAATTAGTTGCCATATCTTAATTACCTTAAACGTTTTAAAACGATCTCTACAGTTTCTTGAGTATCGTATTCTTTAATTCTAAATTTAACTAGAACTCTATATGAATTATTGTCTACTTCATCCACAATATTAATAAATATAAGTTCTACTCGTTGTTCGCCATCTACTATTGCTCTTGCTATATTTTCTCTTAAAGCTTGTTTTGTAATTTCATCTGCCGGTTCAAAGAGAAGAGCTCTCATATTAGCACCAAGTCCAAGAGCAAATGGTTTCTCATAAAAATTAGTTAAGAGTAAATTACGTACTGCGTATTTAATAGCTCTATCATCCTTTAATGGTATAATATCATTACGTATTGGATGAAGAGTTAAGTTAAGATCGAGATCAGTCCAAGGCTTCAGCCGCGAAGCTGACTGCAATCGCTTAAGATCGCCAATAACTCCACTTGGTTCAAGTACTTGAGATGACTGATCTGATAAATTTGTAGTAGACATATAACTATTTATACCTCTTTAGTAGCTAGACTAGCTTTTCGTCTTACAAGATATTGATTACATGATGTTGTAAAATCTGACGCCTGACTAAATTTAGAATTATTTGCTTTAACCAGATTATAAGTTTTCTGACATATCTGACCTTCTTTTATAAAATCCCATGTCGCATCTGGATATTTAGAACTAAGAATTTTTTGAGCAAGCCTTAGTTCTTCTTTTGTTCTACTATGGCTCTTATACGTGTTATAGTCTTCACCTGCAGCTTCTATAACTTCAACAAAAAGTTCTTCCCATGTACTATCATAAAAAAGTTTATTCTTTTTCTTTGATATAAATCTGCTAAATGCGAATTTGGTTGATGATTGGATTGACTTACGGCTATTTCTCATAGATTGAGATAACAATTTTCTATTTAATTCTTCTAAGTCTTTAACTATTACGGCAGTAAGTTCAGGAGCAACAGGAGGTTCTTCAGGTACCTTAGGTTCACTTGGTTCTTCTTTTACTGTACCATCATCTTTAAGTTCCATATTAGGAACTAATGCGCATATATCAGATTTAGCTGAAGTTATTAAAGAATCAGAAGTAGTCCCAGCTGGTAGTCCTAATTTAGCGACTAAACTAGTTTCGTCTAATCCAAGGTTACCTAATATACTATCTAGTTCAGGAACAGCAGCTCCAAACTTTGCTTTAAGTTCAGCAATCTTACTCGTCACATCAATAGGATTAGTAGTACCAGCCAATTCGTTTATCTTATCTTGAAGACTTTCAACAGCTGGAAGAGTAGGTTTAAATGTATCTAAGTCAGCTTTCATAGCAGTCAATTTAGATTGCATAGCAGCCAGCTGATCTTTACCTCCAGCTAAGAGACCATCTAATTCAGCCTGTTTAGCCTTTAAATCATCTAAGGCTTTATTATTACCACAACTCATTTATATCTCCTATGTTCCACTAATTGGTGCA